CGGCGTTATTACTAACACCGTTAGGGGGGGTTGGAAACCCCCTTTTGGTAGAAGTCCTACTTGATCCTTCCGGGAAACCGGATTAGTGATACACTTACGTGCTATAAGTCAAGTTACCTAAGGTCATGAGAATTTGACCTGCATGGGAAACCATGTACCACATCGCCATTATTAAATTAATAATTATACGACCAGATCAAGCTAATGTCGTTAAACTTAATGCCCCCCTAACCTACTTTAACCCTTCGGGTTATAGGATAGTAAGGACGAAAGCCTAACTAGTTAGAAATAACTGGTTATATATCTGTAAAATTAAAAAATGAAAAATAATTCTTCAAAATCTAATTCTGCAGAGGCTGTGTGGAACAAGAAAGGGTTGAGATTACCTAAGTTTAATTTAAATAAACTAAGTAATTTTACCCGGATCTTGCTCTGGCTGCTTTCTGAAAACGACATGAAACGGTTCATTTTCCAGATGGTCTCCACTTTCCATACCATTAACAAAAATAGCGGAACGCTATTCCTTGTAGGGTATTTGAAAGAGAGCCATCGATTGGTAATGAAACAAGTGAGTGGTAATCCCGAAGAGTGCAGCACAACTCCTAGGGTAGCCACTCGTCGTGGACTACCTTTGATTATCCCTGGTAAACTTAGGCTTCGAATAGAAGCCAAGGATGCTCAGATGATAACATTGGTGTTGAGTATTCTTACGGTTTACAGAATTATTCAAGTCCCTGGTGTTCTTAAATTGAACACCATAACTGACGGCTTCACTGGTAGTTCTAAAACACTACCTGAGTGAACAGTCAGATCTGGATTAACTAGACTCCGATGTTTCGGATATAGTATTATACCCAGTGGGGCATTGATACCTTCTGTTAAAGCTGGTCCCAATTCTAAAGTAAGTTCCCAAGGTGTCACCTTAGATGCTTATGCATTTAAGGAGAACCCTGGATTACTTCAGAGTTTTGAGATTCTAGCTAGAACAACCGGACGTGAATTATATGATCTCCTACTGAAGGAGATTTCTATAATTCCTGACTGAATACAGACTTTTACTAATCCTAAAGATAAAGTCATTCTATCTAACTTAAAGTTGGGTAGATTAGCTAAGAAGACTGAAGCTGCCGGTAAGATAAGATTGTTTGCGATAACCGATATATGGACTCAGTCCTTATTGGCTCCGCTACATGATTATCTTTTCCGGGTTCTTCGGACTATCCCTATGGATGGGACGTTCGATCAGCTTAAGCCTCTTAGGTCCTTAACTGCTCGAGGTCTGAAGGAATTTTATTCCTTTGATCTCTCTGCAGCTACGGATAGACTACCTATTGATCTTCAGGTTCAGGTTCTTTCCTTACTTATAAGTAGAGAATTTGCTGAACACTGGAAGAACCTTCTTGTTAATAGACCTTGGTACCTAGAACAGGTACCTTACTATTATGCAGTAGGACAGCCAATGGGTGCTTTGTCTTCGTGGGCTATGCTCGCTTTAACTCATCATGTCATTGTACAGGAATCAGCCCGTAGGGTTGGTTTCGTTAGTCTGTTTAAAGACTATGCAGTGCTTGGTGATGATATAGTTATTGCTAACTCATCTGTAGCCAAAGCTTATCTAACTCTGTGTAACGAATTAGGTGTGACTATTAACCTCTCTAAAACTTTAGAGAGTGACGTAGGTATCGCCGAGTTCGCGAAGCGGTTGGTAATGGGGGAGACTGATGTCTCTCCATTACCCGCTAAGCTGGTCTCTGTCTTATTACAAAATAAGGCAGGATTACCAGGGGTCCTTCGGGATATGATTAGTAGGGGACTATCTATCAAAACAGAGAAATTTGTTGAGATAGCAAAGACCGACAAATCCGTTAAAGAATCAATTATTTGAGAAATAATTGGTCCTTTGGGATTTGTCCAAGCGACTGGTCTCTCACCATTTCTGGGAGAGAGAGCGCTAGGTCTTGAAGAGCTTAAGGCTCTAGTCTCTGCTGTTACTCATCTGGTTAACAGAAAGATTATTAAATCTTTCTATGATAATCAGAACTCAAGTCAAGTACTAATCGATAAGATCGGTACTATGGTTTGAGATGGGTATTGGATCGTCCGTAATAAGTACAAAAGAGTAAAATTCTCTCATGATACTCCAGCAAATCATTACTTCATGGATTGTTTTATAAACAAAACCATAGAGGTAAATACAACTCAACCTGAACTTGTTCAGTGAGATGATAATAAAGAATATACATTTCACAATGTATACGACTTTATTAGAGATGCTGTGGATCATATGGATAACTCTATTGTTCCGGCTGTTCCTGACATAACGGAGAAATCCGCTACTAGTTCGCATTTCAAGCCAAGTAAAATGAAATTTTACAGGGAGTTGGACGCTGAACTAAGGAAAATACCCAACTTAAAGTCTATCTTGTTGTCGACAGACCCTAATAAGGGTAGCGCCAGAGGTGAGTTATCACAGAATAACGGTTAATTTTATCTTTTATTACGTAAAAGGTAC